ACAACAAAAGACCCAGAAATTGCCTAAAGACCTCCGTGCGATTTTTAAAATGCCCACCTGGCATAAATAGTTTTACATTACGGAGGTTTCATTATGGCTGCTATAGTCCCACCATTTAACCCAGATCTACCAACGGTAAATCGTTTTGGGGTACCAATGCCAGGCGGCACAGGCATCGGCATTCTCATGCCTAAGCTCAAGCATCGCTTTAGAATCGTTACTTATGGATTCGGTGTCATAGGTCCATCGCAAAACATCTTCACACAGCAGGTGGTTACAGCGGGTCGACCAAACATCAATTTCAACAACACGCCGCTACACAGCTACAACAATATCACTTATATCGCCCAAAAGCCAGAATGGCAAACCATTGAGATAACACTTCGAGACGATATCACCAATCTGGTAACATCAATGGTAAGTGCCCAGGTTCAAAAGCAAATGAACCATTACACGCAGTCGGCTGCCGCGGCAGGCGTTAACTACAAGTTCTCAATGAACATTGACACACTGGACGGCACGGTCAATGGTACCAACGATTCCGTTCTGGAAAGCTGGTTCCTAGAAGGCTGCTATCTCGAGCAGGTTGCTTATGATAACATGGACTATTCAAGCTCAGAGGCTGTTATGCTCACACTTACTGTTCGTTATGACAACGCAACACAAGGTGACGAGTCGATACTTGCAGCTCTACCAGGTGACTTTACCGGTGCTAACGATTCAAGCGGTAACGCAGGCGGTTAATAAACATCGCCATGCCACCTCTGTAACACTAAAAAACGGTGCACTAGCACCGTTTTTTTTTTGGCTAAATATTAGCATGACACAGGTATTCCTACGTTCTCCACAGATTGCAAGCCGAGCTTTTGGTACGTCGCAACAAGGTCAAATAATGACCGCCGTTCCGCGTACAAAATTTGAGTTCTACGTTCAGTTCGTCCTCAGCAGCGGTGCAGCCACCATGCTTCAAAATGCCAATCTAAACACTTATGATGGATCCAGAGGTCTAACGTTTAAGGTCAAAACAGCAGAAAAGCCAAAAATCAATCTGGTAACAGAGGACCTTAACCAGTACAACAAAAAAGTCGTAGCATATAAAAAAATCGAATATCAAGAAGCTTCGTTATCCTTGTATGATACGGTTGACGACAGCCCGCTTGCCACGTGGGTCGACTACTTTACATACTATTTTGCGGACAGCAGGCGTACGTACAATCCCACCACTGCCCAGTTGGATTACCTACAGTCTCCGGTTGAGTCACAGTTCCAGCTCGGTGCCGGCTGGGGCTTTTTACCGCTGCTGGACCAACAAACAAATTTTTTCAATGCAATCATCATATATGCGTTGTTTGGTAACACCTATACAGCATTCAGCTATATGAATCCAAAAATAACGTCCATGGATTGGGGAAACAAGGATTATACATCAAGCGATCCAGAAGAAGTAGCGGTTTCATTCAAATATGAGGCAATAGATTATTTTGCGTTTGGGCAGCCGATTGGATCCGATCCATATGGATTCATGACAAATTTTGGATTTACTGGCGGTGGGTCGTCCAGCCAACCTACAGGCACGCTGGCCCTGCCAAATACAGCCAAGCCAGGGATATTTGGTCAGAATCCAACCGTAGCAACCACGCAGCAAGTGCCTGTGTCTCAATCAAATAATCTGTCCAATCCTACCATGCCAGTGCCATTGTCGACACAGCCTTATGCATTGCTACCGGCCAATTCAGCACCAGGAGCGACCGCACCGACACCCGTGGCAACGAATTCAGCGCTATCGCAAAGCCTGAATTTTGGTACATCACCTAATATCAACACGAACACATTTGCTGCCCAAACAATCACACAACAGCTAGGACAACAAAGCGGTCAAATTGCCCTAACCAATATAGGTGGCGGACAGCAATATACAAACACCTTGAATGGCAAGGTATTAAACCTTCCACCTGTATCCTCGGCTCTTCTAAACAGTCCGCCACAAAGCACCAATCCGGCCATTTCATCAACTGCGTTGGCCCTCGCGCAAGGTTACTATGGTCCATCGGTACCTCAATCCCTGGTGCAGAGCATAGCATCTGTTGCTGCCTATGTTTCGTCCACCCAGGGTGTTCCTGTATCATCCTTGCTGGGTCCAAATGGTGTTACCAACTCTTTCATAACAGGTTACAACACACTGGCCCCGGCTGGCAGCAAGATAGGGCTTACAACCTTACAATCTCCGCCATGGCCAAGGAATCCAACTTTACGTGGTTCAATCTCAGCAGCATATACGGATCCGGCATGACAAAATATAGCCAAGATGAATTCATCCCTAAGAATCCCCAAAAATTAGTGGGCAATGCGCGACCTTTTTATAGGTCGTCGTGGGAATTGAGGGTGATGATGTTGCTGGATCAGCACCCAAATGTAATCAACTGGGCCAGTGAAAGCATTGCCATTCCATACAAAAGTCCACTCGATGGTAAAATGCATAGGTACATTCCCGATTTCCTCATAGTTTATAAGGACAAGTTTGGAAAACAACGTGCCGAGCTGATTGAGGTCAAGCCTGCCAAGGAGGCCATAGCTGAAAACGCCAAGAGCAAAAGGGACAAGGCTGCGATACTCTTAAACACGGCAAAATGGGGTGCGGCAATGATGTATTGCAAGAAGAACGGGTTGCACTTTAGGATTCTCACTGAGAACGATATTTGGATAAATAAAGGAAAGGATATAAAGAAGAAGAGGAGATCTTAGTAGATGAATATCTACGAGCATAATGGTGCATTTCTAACTAACAAATATACAACATGGTACTACAATATCATTGAGTTGGCTATAAAAAAACGCAAGGTCCCGGTAGACGGGGAGTATTATGAATCACATCATATTTTACCAAAATCTATTTTTCCAAAATATAAAAGTAATAAAAGTAATTTAGTTTTCGCGCGAAAGCCCGCGAGAGCTTGCTCCGCGGATGGATAGCGCGTTTGCTCCTTGACCTCTAATATAATTCCCTATAGTTTCTTGATCTGCATGTCCCACTGAACATAAAAAGTAACTGGGCGACCAAAAAACATGATTGATTTTCTTTTTCCAAAATTGCTGGCGCAATTGCTGTGGATATCTCGTCCATAAATCTTGCGTGGTTTGACCTTTTATAGATTTAACGATTTGACTTGGGGAAATATTAGGATATGCGGATATCAACAGGTGAATGTGATCTCTATCATCATTGATTTCTAACACTGCAAATCTAGATGTTTTTGCGATATCAGTGATTTTGTTTTTGACATCACATCCGTATTGAATTAGCAATGGCTTGCGATATTTCACAGTCAATATTAAATGGTATTGCAACGAAAACATTGCATGTGTAGATTTGGTATAATTCATAGTTATTTTGCTGCTTTTTTGATATCAAGTATAAATATATTTATGTACAGAGCATACAGATTCAAACTCAAACCCACTGCTGAACAAGCACAATTGTTTGTATCGTGGATGGGCGCAAGTCGTTGGATTTGGAACCAATGCCTGACTCAAAACAAAGAATCATATGCCAATACCAAGAAGTTCATATTTCGCTATGATTTGAGCAAGCAATTACCTGAATTGAAAAAGACACATGAATGGCTCAAAGAAGTACCAAGCCAAGCACTGCAAAACAGAATCATCGACTTCAATACGGCGTTGACTCGTGTCTGGAAACAAGGCAACGGATTTCCCAAATACAAATCCAAACACAAAGAACACCACAGCACTATATGCATTGATCAAACCAATGGTCATATCAATCCAAGAAAGAAACAGATAAAAATACCCAAGATTGGTTGGGTCAAGTGGAATAGGCATAGACCAATTACAGGCAAACTAAAATCCATAACAATCAAACAAGAAAATAGCATTTGGTTTTGTATTTGTCTGTGTGAAATAGCAAATGTAGATCAAATTACTCAAATAAACCAAACAGATATAGTTGGTATTGACCTAGGACTCAAAGATTTTGCTGTTACTAGCGACGGTGAAGTCGTTACTACCCCCAAGCTGTATCGCAATAAAGCAAAGAAACTGGCAAGATTGCAAAGACAACACAGTAAAAAGCAAAAGAACAGCAATAATAAAGCCAAAGCAAGAAAGAAACTAAAGAAATTACACAATAAAATCAAATGCCAACGCAGTGATTTCACACACAAAGCCAGTAGTTTGATAACCAAACACTACAAACTTATAGGTGTGGAAGACTTGAATATTGCAGGTATGATGCGTAATAGATCACTAGCCAAGTCCATACAGGATCAGGGTTGGGCGCAGTTTGTCAACCAGCTTGAATATAAGTCTCGATACAATGGTGGTGTGACGGTCAAGATTAACCGTTGGTTACCATCCACCAAGACCTGTTCAAGCTGCGGTCAAACTCAATCCATGCCCCTGTCAATCCGAACCTATGAATGCAATTCGTGCGGTATGATAATGGACAGAGATCACAACGCAGCTGTAAATATTCGTCGTTGGGCAATTGAAGAAACAAATAGGTGTGGAACACACCAAATTCACGCCTGTGGAGATACCTCTAGCGGGGATGATTCGTACGTATCATCTAGCCATGTGTCGTTGAAGCAGGAAAAGCTCCCGGTCAATCGGACTAGGAAGCCGCGACAGCTTGCTGCGCGGTAGTTCACTATACTTAACTCCTAAGGAACATTTTATATGTCATTTATTGTTGACAAAAATGACATATGGTAGAAATAGATATAAAATGTCCAAGGCTCTTACTATGCTTATGCATACAAAACAAATAGGAGATAGATCAAAATATTCTATTAATTCTAGGTGGTATGATTATCAACGCAGGCTGGCACATACTGTGAAAACGGACTATTGGACTGCCGAACGCCGCCGCCTTCAATCTATTAAATTGACAGCATATAATTCTGAAGTTGATAAAACATCGGATGAATATCTAAGTAGAAATGCTGCAATACAATATTATCAATTGTATGAAAAGGTATGGACAGACCGTGCAATACAAACAAGGTTACAGAACTGTTTAACTGCGGCTGCAAACAGAAAAGGTAAACCGTGGTCCGAAAATAGACGGATGTCCCACGTTCCTCGGAAACAAACCAACTCCTCCAACGAGAAGCGGAGAATCAAAATGAAAGGTAGAAAGACTTCTGACGGTATGTTAGGACATAATCATACAGATGCATCAAAACAGAAGTGCAGCAATTCAAATAGGGGATTGATTGTTATAAAACGTGGATATTGGTATGAATCCCCGCAAGGTGCGCAAATATTATTTTGTCCAATAGTTGAAACGGCTAACTTATATAATTTAAGTTTAGAACAGTTACGATTGCTACGGTTAGGAAAATTAAAGAAAAATCATCATAGAGGTTGGAGATTTATTCGAACAGCAACAGCGGATGAGATATCACCTATAAAAGAACTATATCTGAACAATTTTCACCAAAAGAAGAAATAGGCTAGTAAATAATCACATGGGAAAAACATTCAATAAGCTAGAAGATGCGTTCGACTTGCCTGACATGGATTCAATCGTGGAAACCACATCCGATGACATCCAGGAGGCGTTGGAACAAGCCAACAATCTTGAAAAACAATTTGATCAAATGAACGGTTATGATCAGCACGATACAGAAATGGATGAACTTGCAGGGTTGGCAATACAGGCCCATAAGGATCTGCAAGAGCTTGGCATGAATGTCGAGGTACGTCATGCAGGTGAAATATTCTCCAGTGCCAGCCAAATGCTGAAAATCGCCGTGGATGCAAAGAACAATAAGGTTGAAAAAAAACTAAAGTTGCTGCGTTTGCAGCTTGATAAGATGCGCATAGACAGGCAAACAGCTCCCGATAACAAGGCATTGGACGGGACCGCCATGACACTTGATCGAAATGAAATATTAAAACAGCTACGCCAAATGGGCGGCAATGATAAATAACTCACATAGGAGCCGCCTCAAATGAAGAATTTCAAGGAA